TTTGGTGCATCGTTATAAATATCCAATCCCGACCCTATTCCAGACGCAGCCTTTCCTAACGCTCTGTTAGTTTTCGAATCGGAATATTGCATAGCTTCTCCACCTAGGTTTAAGGCTTTAGCTACGTCTTTGAAGTTTATACCCCACGCATATTGTGGAGTTAGCGCTTCTCTTGTTTCGGTTGCCGACCATACTTGAGTGCCCTTTGGCATGTTTGGTATTAAAGTTGGTTTTGCAGGACTTAATGAGAAGTTGCCTTTAGGGTCTTGCATGAGTTCGGGTCCACTGTTACTGCCCACCCCATCAGAAACGATAGCCGGACCACCCGGATGCTTACCACGCGTACCTTTTGCGTAAGCATTGATAGTAGGAGCATCCCAATGCCAATTCTTTTCAATTCCGAATTTCTTCAGAACCCACTTAACGGCTGAGATGACACCATTAACACCTGTTGCCATTCCGTCAATCATACTCTGTCCTATATCAAGGAATCCTTCTTTAAGTTTTCCTGCACCTTCAACAATCTTATCTTTCATATTCCCTGGCATTTCCTTGACCTTCTGGATCATGTCAGAAACATAACCAAACACGTTATCTTTAATATTTTTAAAAGTTTCAGTGACGCTAGTTTTAAATCCTTTAAATTTTTTAATCTCCCAGTTAACACCATTTTTTATAGGATTGACGATGTTGTCCTTTGTTTTATTCCAAACTCGTTTAGCCATGTCACGTACGCCAGTAAAAATATTTGTAGTATTATTTTTCAAGTTTGTAAATCGTTGCTTAACAAAATCAACAATGCTTTTTATCACTGTCTTGAAAAATGAAAGTATTGCATTCCAAATTTTGGAAATAACGTTTCGGATTGCGGTTGTGATTGTGGTTATTGTATTACTCATTCTCGTAAAGCTATTTTTAACAAAATCTACTATCCACTTTATAACCGTAGAAAATACAGTTTTTATACCTGTCCACATTTTACTGATCGGACTGCTGAACAACTTTATGAAGCACGTAACGCCTTTTAGCAGTTTTCCAAAGAATGATAGTTGCACGAAGTTCCAGACAAATTCAATTGCGCCCGAAAATATCTGCTTAACGCCTTCCCACATCTTTGAAAAGTCGCCTGTGAACAATCCTGAGAATGTTTTGATCAATCCCATAATGATGTCTAATCCGCCATTGATAACACCTTTGATGTTATTCCACACCATTTTGACGATTTCCAAAACTGCTTTGAATGTCACATCAAAAATGCCCTTAATAACCGGCAATGCAAACTTAACAGCACCTAACACGGCATCCAGTACAGGTTTAACTACCTTCCATATGCCACCGAATACATTTGAAAAAGCCTGTAGAAAGCTTGAACCTTCGCTATCCCAGAATGATGTCATGACCGCTATTTTATCTTGGAAGAATCCAACCACTGCACCAATAGCTTGATTGACTTTTTTTCTCATGGTGGTAAATGCAGACTTGATACCGTCAACCATAGCAAGAATTGTCTCGTTGGTTGTTAGGAACTCCGTTATACCCGATACGGCATTCAAAAATGCATCTTTAAGCTTGTTTACAATACCTCGGAATGTGTCTGATTTCTTATAGGCTAGTGTGAACCCTGCCACAAGCGCCGCTATGATTCCGACTGTAAGACCAACTGGACCAGTTAAAAATGTGAATGCAGTCCCTAGGGATTTGACGACACCCCCACCCTTTGCAACAGTAGTCATCAATGTACCCAATCCGCTAGACACTTTACCAACAATTCCACCAAGTGTTCCTAACGCCACCAATACAGGCCCGGCAGCGACTGCGACCGCTCCAAATTTAACTATTACGCCTTGTTGTGATTTACTCAGATTGCTAAACCATGTTATAGCGCCTTGGACTTTGTCAGCGATGTTGCTAAACATATTACCTATTGACTGCCCCATCTGCTCTGCCCAGGTAACAACTGCGTCAGACTTTAACACCTCTATGAACTCGGCTATTGACTCCTTTGACTTTTCAAATACGCCACCTAGTAAATTCTCACCGATGATGCCTATATAAGCCTTAGTGTTCGCAAGCATACCTTGCCAAGAATCAGAGTAAGCGTCAGCCATCCCGCCCGCGAAGTCCTCCATTACATCCATAAATTCATCTGATCCAACTTCACCAGCAGTTACCATTTTGCGGAATTCTTCTTGTGTCACTCCAAGGTTGTCAGCCATAGCCATTGCAAAACCTGGCATTCCTTGCTCTATCATGTTTAGTTCTTGCGTCATTAGTTTACCTGAACCTTGCACACGGTTGAATATTTGCGCCATATCTTCTACTGGTCTATTAGCGCCGACCGCAGCATCACCAACGAGTGTAATGTATTGCTCTAATTCAGCGCCTTCTTCCACACCTGCGGCCATAGCACCTGCCGCAACAGCAGTACCTTCTGCCATTGTCGTCATGCCGCCCTCAATGGCTGACGTTACTTGATCGGATATTCTGCCTACTTCCTCTGTGTTGTAGCCAAGCCCTTTTAGTTGTGCCTGAGCGCTATCAAGACCGACAAGCCTTTCCCATCCGAAAGCTGCGGTAATACCACCAACAGCAGTTGCAACACCAAGTGCGGGCAAGGTAATACTTTTCGTTAAGCTTTTGCCTACGTCTTTTGCTTTACCGGATATTGATTGAAGGCCGTTCCCGAATCCAGTTAACGCTGTACCCGTTTTGAATAGGGAAGAACTTTGTAATTCTTGTTGTTTTTGAAATTCCCTAAGTTCACTAGTGGCGTTTTCTAACTGCCTTTCCAAGTAGTTTAGGTTATCAGCTTGTTTATTGTACTCTGTAGCCAACTTTTGAGCAGCCGCCGAATTTTCGTTACCATCGGCAGCTGCTTCTCTGTACTTCTGCCCTAAGTCATCAAGGTTCTTCCGTTGTTTCTCAATGTCTCCCGTTAAACTTGATATGGAACTTTCGTAGTTTTCAACGGATTTCTCACCATATTTTAAATTATTGGTGTTAGTCTTAATTGACGAATTCAATCCGCGGAAGCTACGTTTGATCTCTGACATACTACGATCAATACCCGCAGTCTCAAGATCCATCGAAATTGACAAACCGGAAATTCTGTCATTCGCCATTATTTACCTCCTTTCTGCGGAGTTATGAAAAACATCCTTAACCTCCAAATGCGGAAATTAAGGACTTTTCTTCTTTTGGTTTATTGCGCTCTTCCATTAGGTCGACCATGAAATTAAATGGCATATCCATAATTTCGTTTATGTCCTTTCCACTTTCAATTAAATCCCGTATAAGTTTATCCATGTATTCTTTTTGTTTCTTCCAAGTAAAATCCTCATCGTTCAACCCCTTTTCTTGATGTTCAGAAAAGCTTGTGTTTCATCCGTCTGCTGCCCTTGTGCCACGAATAAAATTTGATCCTGTAGTGTTTGGATTGCATCAGGAGCATGTAGACCATCCATTAACTCTTGCTTGGTAAACTGATCTTTATAAACTTTAGTAGCTATGAAATCCATAAATTGATCAAAAAGATCACGTTCTTTAACTTTTCCACTCTCCGCCGTTTCGGATAAATCCATAGCCTCATATACTACCGACATTGGAATGAAAACAGGAGTCCAATATTTTTCTGTGACAACCTCTCCCTCTTTTACGTCTTTTACAAGTTCGATCATATTTCTTTTCAAGTTAGCCATTATTCATATCTCCTTTTTTATATAAAAATAGAGCAGGGGTTATTCCCCTACTCTTTAAACCTCTAACGCTTCTAATCGTGAAATGATATCGTTGTATTGTTCTTCTGTTCCGAACCCATCTGCGCCCGCTGGTCCTTGTGCTCCGTCTGTTCCGGCAGCGCCTGCGTCACCTTTAGGGCCCGCAGGACCTTGGGGTCCCGTGTCGCCTTTAGCTCCCCTTGGTCCGCGTTCACCCGCACCACCACTAGCTTGACGCACTACCTTAGCAACACCGCCAGTTTTCACAGATTCAGCTACATATCCGAAGCCCTCGCCCGCTACTACAACGCCATTTTCTCCAACTTCAACATTAGCACCCGCTGTTAAATCGCTTCCTGATTCAACTTCCCAAACAGGAATATCTTTAATCGTCACAGATACCTCTTTATCGGCTTTCAATTCACCTGTTGACCTAAAGTCAGGAGTTTCACCCGCGGGCGTCACTGCGATGGTTAAAACATCATCACCGTCACGAGTTTCTGTTTTCAGTGACAACAAGCGATTACCCGGCACATCCTCTGTTACAATTGCTGTAAAGTTTGCCATTATCCTTCAACACCTCCGCCAGCGCCTTCGTCTGGATGAGTCACACCAAACACCGCTTGGAATAAAGCGTCGCGGTTAGTTGTTTCTCCCTTCTCATCAACTGCGAATAAGACTGATTTTTCATCATCAAATCCGACTACTTCTCTATCCATAAATTGTGCTTCCATTTCTTCACTTGAAAATTCAACGGAATCCTCTTTTGTGTTAGCTTCGATAGATGGACGTGTGAACATCCCTTTAGGTAGCCCAACATATTGTTTAGAGCCATCTTCATAAGTTTTAGCGAAAACAACCCCAACATATGGTGCATTGTCACCTGAACCCATTGCGGTAATTCCATCCGCTACATCAAGACCCAATAAAGTTTGTTTGTCCTCTAATGGGATGGTATGAAATCCTGCGGTAACGGAAATGTCACCACTTGATACGCCCATCTCAGCTTTTTTGTTATCGCCATAAGCGGAAACAATTTCCTGTTCCATTTCTACTGAAATAGTTTGTAAAAACTTTACTCTTTCAACCTTTTCTGCTGTTGTACCTTCATCTACTACTCCGTAATAAAACTCATCTACACCAGTAGCTGAGCGGTATTTTTTCTCTGCCATCAATAATCACTCCTATTATTTAATAAAAAAACAGCCTTATAAGCTGTCAAAGTCGTTTCTATAATACTTGCCACGGTATCTCCTGGCATCTCGAAATATATTTGTGTCCTTGTCGTATTCCGGCGGCATTCCGCTTGCCATGTGGAAGCCTAATTCATCCCACATAATGTGTTTAATCCTTTTAGCAATGTCATCACGTTTTACTCGACTACCTTTGACCCACACTTCTATGTGGACATAGTAATCATCTGTAAGCCAATTGTCATCCGCATAGTCGCCCGGCATTTCCGGGGCAACTTCTTCTAATACGATAATCGGCTTTGATAAATCTCCTGTTTCGGGATATTCGTAAAACTTAATCCTATTCTGTACCTGTTCATCGATAAAAGGATCATCTTTCAATGCTTGGTATACGACATTTAAAATATCCATCATATACCCCTTTCAATCGCCTGTTTAATGGCTTTGCGGTATGCAGATTCTGCATTTCGTAAAGCTGTAGCTATAGCGCCCTTACCTGCGGGGTTGGGATTATTGACCGTTCCCCATTCGTTTAAGTGGATAATACGATAACTACCTTTAGGGCCGCGCCAGTGTACTTTAACTGTACGTGAGCCTCCGACTGTCACAGGATCGGAAATAGTTATCTCTTCATATGTTCCACCTGTTGAATGTCCTACTCCATCCGAAAAAGTCCTTACTTGCGCTTTCAATTCCTTCACAAACACTTTCGCGCCATCCTTCAGTGCCTTATCGCTTACCTGCTGCATTTTTTCTCTTCCGAAACGTTGTTCCAACTCTTTTTCTAGTTGTTTTAAACCCTTAACCTCAACACTCATTCTGATAACTCCGCAACAATCGTCACAAACCGCTTATCCTGTATATCTGGTTGCACATGCTTCACGTTGTAGCGCTTATCGCGATAATTTAAATCGTCAATAGAAACATAGTGTTTGTTTGTCGGAATATAATCAGCTAACGGATCACGGATAATGATAGTTAAATCATTAACAGTTCCATTTGACTTGGCTAACTCTAAATCCTTTAACCAAACTTGATCCACTTTAGCCCAACTTCTATGCAGTGTTCTTTGTTCTTCCTCGCCGGGTTCAGGACCTTCACTCGGAACATACTCATAGAAGGTGACAGGCGCTTTTAAATCAGAAAAATCAATCGACATTACCCGCCACCTCCAACTGTGGATCGCCCCTAAGCTTTTGAATGCTATCCAGTACACCATAAGGCAATTCTGTATGCTTTTTATCAGTTATAGTCAACCTATTTTCAAAGTAAAAACTAGTCAGCATAACAACCGCTTTTTTATACTGCATATTACCCTTTAAATATTCCTTGTCCACATCGGGAGAGAGAGACACAGAAGCAATGACGTCATTTTCTGCCCACTCCATATACTCCTGTATCAACTCATCCTCAAAGCTGTGTGTAACTCGCAAATGCATTTTAATCTTTTCTAAGTTCATTAAAGCCCCTCCCGGGTTTAGCCTTCAACTCCGCCGGAACCACCGAAGTTAATAACAATTGCAGATTTTTCATCCAAGATACGAACATCTTGACGTACTGCAACCATTAGAGACTCACCAAATTGCATGTAATTAGTCCATGCTGCTTGATACTGGCTACGGTCGAATAGGACAATAGCATCTTTTAGGTTACCAATGATGATAGTGCTGGCAGCATCCGTTCCAATCATTTCATCAGGAAGGACAACAACTCTGGCACCAAGTAAGCGCTTTTGAGATTGTTCTTTAATATCTTCTTGTAGCAAATAACGTCCGTCGCTGTCTTTCAATTTGTCTAATTCGCTGAATGCTGTTTGAGATACAATAGCAACGTTATGCTCGTAGTTAGGTTTTAAATTAAGGTTAATCGCATCCTTGATTCCGTCGATATCAGTTGCATTGATCGTTTCTAGTTTAAGCGTCTTTCCTTCTTCTCCTGGAGTACCTTCTTTGATCGCTTTAACAATTGCTGCGTTACGTGTAGATGCAATTGTGCGCGCCACCCATCCTTTCAATTCAGCCAGAACATTAATAGCTGCATCTTCAATTGCTTCACGAGAAATTAGGAAATACCCACGATGTGTTTTAATGTCATAGCCTAATTGAAAAAACGGTTTAACTGCTAACTTAGGGTTTTCCTCCAACTCGTCAACTTGTGGTAATGCTGCAACTTCCGATTGGCGTACTACCGGATACTTACCAGAACCATAGCCGACTGATTTTACTGTCACATATTGGTCAAGGTTAAATTCTTTTTCCTTTAATTTGAGAATCTCGTTAACTACTTCTTCTTGAACTACAACAAATCCTGAATCTGTTTTAAGTGCTCCACCGTCAATTTCTCTTGTCTCTAAATAACTTTGAAATGCTCGTGTTTCCTCGTTTGTTGGTTCTGGAATAAATGGTTGTGCCATGCGCTGTTCTCCTTCTCCATTTGAAATTTGGTTTCCTTCGTCCTCTTGTTCATCTTCTTTATTTTCTTCTTCAATCTTTTCAACCTTATCAGCTAGTTCGTCAATCTCGGCTTTCATTTCGTCCACTTCTTCTTTTAGAGATTTAGCTTTCTCAATATCATCTCGATCAAGCGCGTCACGAACTTCTTTTACCTTAGCCTTATGATTAATGCGTGTTTCTTTTAGCTTTAATTGCATTTCTAATAAACTCATTTAATACATTCCTCCTATACATAATAAAAACGCCTACTCAAGAGACGCTTCAATTAAATCCATTTCAATTTTTAGTTTTTCGGCTTCTATTTTATTGCGCTGTTCTTTCTCCAGGTGTTCAATGCTTCGCAAAGCAGGCGCAACATCCGTGTCGGTATAGGCAGGCGTAGAAGTAACCGTCACATCAAATATGCGCTTAAATGCCTTGATTGTACGCTTATAAATAGACTGTTCTTTGTCAAATCGTAATTCATCACCGTTTTTATCTACTTCAAAACCAAATGAACACTGATTTACGTTGCCGACTCGTATGTTTTCATACAAATCTTTAGCGTATGTGGTATTGGGTAGCGTACACTCGAATCTTAAACCAACATCATCACTCTCTAATTTGAGTGTTTTTGCGGTTGTTCGTCCTAAAATACGGCTATTATCATGATCGATCAAACAACGAACGTCAGATAGATCGGCATTCTTTAGCGATTGCTTGTCAATTGTCTCAATAAAACCGCCTAAATCTTGCGACCAAGTGCCATATTTGAGTGCATAACCACCAATGACCATGGCATCATCTTCACTTTCCTTTGTCCTAACCTCCACGGTGGACATAACCCTCTTTTCAGTCTCCTTCATCATTATCACCTCCTTGGATTGGTAAATTAGTAGCCTTACTCATTTGATATTCCTCTAACATATCCAGCGTAGTAAGGTTAAGGCTCATAAAGTGCTTATCACCCATAGGACCAATAGAAGGCAAGCCGAATTGTTCTTTGGATTGATTCAATGTACTGATGCCAGTTTCAATTTTAATCTTTTCGTTCTTGGCCTTCGTTTCAGCGTCGATCATCTTGTAGTTATCCGTGTTGAACTTATAACTAACATCACTCAGCAATACATCTTGCGTCGTCTTAAATGATATCTCGCTCACCATTGCCTCTAAATAAGGTGATAGCGTATTAACAAGATAATCCATATTCATTTCTTCAATGTTCATGTTAGATGTTTCCAGACCGAACTTGTGACGCGGTATACCGAACACTTTACCAACCTGAGTGGTGGAGTGATTGGAAGTATTTATCAGCTTTAATACCTCTGTATCAATCTTTATTGGATCGTATTCCATTGTTTCATCAAGAACAACAACTTTGTGCGCTGAATCCGTTCCAGCGTTCGCTTCTTGCCATTCCTTTTTTAGCTTCTCTCGCGCTTCCTTGGACAGCTTACCACCCTTGAAAGTAAGCAAACCACCATTCTGTGTTCCGTTTTTAAAGAAGTTGGCTAGAAACTTCTTACTGTTTTGTTGAGTCTCGATGTCATCTTTCAATGCTTTTAAAGGGCTAACGCCATTCACACCATCTAAGCTGAAAAACTTAAAGTGCAACATGTCATCCGACTGTATCGTCCGTTGTTTTTTTCCGTCATTAACAAAATAAAGAAGTCTGTAACCCGTTTCCTGATTTATCTTGAGCACCACCACGCTATTAGGCAGATGGACCAACTCTACAGGTATACCCTTTTTATCGCGTAATATTTCAGCGAACGACTCACCATTTAAAAGAGCGTTGGCAACCATGATAAACTTGAATTGATATCCATTGTACGTTCCGTTAGGTCTTTCATTGATTATCTTTGAAAGCACGTCAGTAGGATCTTTAACGCCCCTCACGCGCTTTTCTAGTTGCAGGGTAGCAATATCACTAGCAATCATATGAATGGCTGTGAATACGTCGCTATTTTCGATTGCCTTAGCACTTGTGTATGTTGTCGGTACCCCTTGGAACCCTGGCAACATGGATATCAGCGCTTCTTTTTCCTCGTCGGAGAAGTTTCTCATTTCTCGCTTATAAAATATTCCCATTTATTCACCTCCTACATGGAATGATCAATCGTCAACTGGGCTTTTCGCTATTCATTATTAAAGATACTAAAATCAATGCAATTCCTGCTGCAACCAATCCGAAAACAAGCGACACTAAAAACACTGCGTAAACAATTAAAGCTAAACCAATTAAAAATAGTATTGCGATTAAATTTGACAATAAAAAAAGACCGATTGACTTTAATCCGTCTGTTAGTTTTCCTATGTTCATTTGTTCACCTCATCATAAGTTGCCTCGAATATATCTGGTTTACATGGATAAATTTCACCTTGCACACCTTTGAGAATATAGTCTCCCTCATTGCCTATCATCACACCTTCTAATGTTTCTATTTCACAATAAGGTGGATCGTCTTGTGGTGTGTCGTAATTACAATTATTTAAGATCACATCATTCGATGAAACTTTATCCATAAACCAATCTGGCATAGGGTCTACATAAAAACGAAATGCTTCAATTACCACTGGTTTCTTACGATATTTAGCCATTTTTTTCCTCCTAAAATCCAAAGTCATCACTCATAATGTATTTTTCCATATCCTTGCTGTTATCAAATTCATGGAACATAGCCTGTGTAAATGCTGTTATAGTCGCCACAATAGGATCAATCTTCTCACGTGCCTTATCCTTCACAAGCATTATGTTGGCGTTGTTGTCGTGCTTCACAATAGCATTGTTGATCGCTATGTTTAAATTAGGGTTATCGTTGTGCATTATGTTCTTTTCGTAAATTTCCAATCTGAATTGTTTAATTGCTTCAGATAAGTTTTTGAACCCTTGACCCACTTCGATAAATGGCAAGTCCATATGACCGTATCTCTTTTCAAACTCAGCCAGGAACAAATCACTTCCCCAACTATCAAACATGATCCCTTTTACATTTAAGTTATTTTCTTGTATGTGATTAACAATATAATCCATGATCAATGAGTAGTTTATAATTCCGCTCTCTAAGTCGGTTATTGTTGCATATCCCTTGTTGGCCAACATCTCATAATCAATCTTATCTCTGATCGACTTTTCTTGCAGACCGCCCTTAGTCCCTACAAAAGAGTGATTGTCCACATACATTTTATTATCTTCTACAGGGTAAATCTTACTGACTGCTGCCAAGTCATTTACGCGCGCTAGGTCAATACCGAAATAAATATCTCTACCCTGTATGCTTGGTGGTCTTTCGACTGCACACGCTTCCCAATCAGCAACATCAATGTAGCTATTAACAGACCCTTTAACGTATAAGTTTAAGTTTTTGATCCTAAACTCCAATGTATCGTTTTTAGCCTGCGCTTCGGTCAGTTGTTGCTCTAAATTCTTTAGCATCTTTTCTTTTAATTCTGGAACTTCTAATAACGGATTGCTTTTAATCCATGTTTCAGGATCATTGATTTCTTTCTCACTATCTTGCATGGCAACATAACTAAAGTAATTCTCATTAACTTGCTTACCCTCTGCTATCTCAATGGCATAGTTACGTTCTGTGTAAAACGGGGCATTAACATCATAACCTGCCGTGCTTATGATGACTATTAGAGGGTTGTCTAACTGTATTTGAGATGATTCAATTACATCAAGTAATCTAGTTGTGGGGCTTGCTGCATACTCGTCAATTATCCCAAACGATACTTCGTTACCGTCCATAGTGCTGTAATCAGCACTTGTGGGCTTGATAATGGAGTAACTAGGGTTATGGGTAATCTCATTCCTAACTTGCCTTATTTCTTTTCTAATTGCAGGAGACTTGCTCATTAGCTTGTCCACTTGCTGTTTAACCATTTTAAATAGAATCATAGATTGTTCACGCGAGTTACTGGACAAGAATATTTGCCTGTTAATTGACGGGCTTTCACCTGCGATTAATTCATAAATAGCCATACCAGCATTAATAAGCGTCTTACCTTGTTTACGACTAAGACTAATTGTCGCCTTATTGAATCTCCTGTGGTCATTCTTCTTGTATCTCCACCCGTGGATGCTGCCAACAATGAACGCTTGAAAAGGAGCTAACTGCATTGCGTCTCCTGTTGTGGTATTCGGCAACATCTCAATAAACTTAATTATCCTACTTGCCTTGTCCACGTCAAAATAATATTCAAAGCCATCTGACTCGGACTTCTCCAAGTCTTTCAAGTGACGTTTGGCAGTAGCGATAACAGGCTTACCTGCTAGAGTTTTACCACTTACAATGTTTTCTGCATATTGAGTTACGCGATCCTCCATTTTACATCACCCGATTCTTAACCGCCTTTTAACAGCTTCATAAACTCATCTTCTTCTTT